GCCCGACGCCAAGGCGATCACCAGCGACCAGCTTGAGGAGATGTTCGACAACGGCGACGACATCCTCGACTACGTGGACATGAGCAATCCCGTGGTCGAACATCACCCCCCGCTGGAGAAGCGCATCACGCTCACGATGCCCGCATGGATGGTCGGCGAACTGGACGAGGAGGCCGCCGATCTGGCGATCAGCCGCAACGCCGTCGTCAACACATGGATCGCCGACCGCCTGCGCACCACGCGACGCCGCGAAACGATCCACGCCTAGCCCTTAAACGACGAAAAGCCCCCGAGCCATACCGTGAGTGCGGTAGGTTCGGGGGCTTTGTTATGTCAGGCCTTGGATGCGCGGGCCTTGAGGGTGCTTGCGCCGATGACGACGCCGATGGTCAGGGCGACGGCGTTGATGGTCGTCGCGGCCGGATCGGCCCACGTCCAGCCCCATACGGGGCCGAGGGTCTGCACGAGCACGCCGATGGCCGGCAGCACGATCAGCGCGACCCATTTGAGCACGTCATAGGCTCGGTTCGGCAGCAGCCAATCGGGCACGGTCGGCTCCGTGCCGGCGGTCTGGGGGTCGGTGTTTTCGTCGGTCATATTGTCCTCGATTCTGTGATTTGGAACCTAGGAACCCCGCCCGGCCAAGGTGCAGAATTCCCAGGTTGGGTTCGGGTTCTCAGTAGTTCAGTAGTGCAGCACTTCGCCGGGGTAGATCACGTTGGGGTTGCCGCTGCGATAGCCGGTGAGCTGCGTGTAGCCGATGCCGAGGCGGGCGGCGATGCCGCTGAGGGTGTCGCCGCTGCGCACGGTCACGGTGCGGGTGGCCGGTGGGGCGTTGCTGCCGGTGGCGACGCTGCCGCCGCCGTTGTAGGTGACGACCTGACCGGGATAGATCAGGTTGAGGTTGCCGCTTGGCACGCTCCACCTGGACAGCGGCCACAGGCCTGTGCGCGAGGCGATGCCGCTCATGGTGTCACCAGAGCGGACGGTCACGCGGGTCGTGTTGGCCTGCGTGGTCTGCTGCGTCGCTACGGTCGCGGAGCCGAGGCGCTGGTTGACTATCGCCATTACCTTGTCGTAGTTCGCGCCGAGCGCGTCGCGGCGCTGCTGGCCGTTGCCGTAGTCGCCACGGATCGTGGCGGTCGCGAGTGCCTGTAGGTCGATGGTCTGGGTCGGCGGCTTCTCGGTCGGCGGCGGGGTTACGGGCTTGGCTGCGCCGGCGGGGTTGGCGTAGGCCTGCCACTGGGATGCGTCGCCTCGGAAGTAGTTGAGGTCGAGCGGCCCGTTGTAGCCGCTGATCCATCCGTTGGAGGTGTACTGGCGCATGGCCTCGCCGTAGATCGCGTAGTTCCACGGTCGGCTCTGGTAGCCGGTGGGCGCGTTGCTGGCGTACTGGGCGACCCACAGGCCGCAGTTGGCGCGCACGTCGCCGGGTATCTGGCCCAGCGCGCTGGCCTGCACGTACACCATCGGCCATACGCCGGTGAGCGTGTGGACGCGCTGGACGAACCGGCGAACCCAGTCGGAATTGCCCCACTGGGCGTTCTGATAGGACTCCCAGTCGAGCACGAGCACGGCCCTGCCAATGTAGTCCCTCGCCCGGCCGACGAAGTAGTCGGCCTCGGCCTCGGCGTTGTTGCCGCCGGCGTAGTGGTACAGGCCGAGGCTCTTGCCCCGGTCTGTCACGCACTTGGCCTGCGTGCGCCAACTGGAGTTCTCGAAGCCTACGCCCTGGGACACCTTGACTACGGCGAAGTCGTAGCTGGCGGTGCAGGTCACGTTAGCGTCCTGCCAGCCGGACACGTCGATGCCGACCATGTCGGCCATCGCGATCGCCGGCGTGCACGCGAGCAGCACGGCGAACAGTGCCGCGATGAGGGCCTGTAGCGGCTTGCTTTTGTTCTTGATTTTGCCCATTCGTTTTCCTTCCTGTGTTGGGTGGGCATATGAAACAGCCCCCGCCGGGATGTCCGGCGAGGGCTAAACCTTCTTGGGGGCTATCGGCGCGTCCTGTATGTCCTGGTTGACTTGGGTGCCGTGCCCGTTGCCGCCGAGGCTGTGGTAGCTGTCGTAGACGAGCTGCGCGGTCCGTTTGGCGGTGTTGTCGGCGATGCCGTCGTTGGCGACCATTTCGCGCTGCATCTGTTCGAGCTTGCACAGCAGGAGCACGCGCACGCCGGTCTGCATGGCGTCGGATTTGCGTCGGTAGCCGCGCCACCAGCCGAGCATGTATCCGCCCAGGGCGGTGATGATGCCGGTGGCGGCCCAGACGGTGAGCTGCTGGGCTATGGGGTTCACTCTCCGCTCCCCTCGTCGAGGCCGGCGATGTATGCCCGTACGGCTTCGCGGCCCGCTTCGGGCACGTCGTCGATGGTCTTGCGGCCGGCGATGACGAGACGGGCGTAGACGCGGATCATGGCTTTGCTCATGCTTCACCCCCTGACAGCAGCTGGTAGATTTCGGCCAATGCCTCGTCCTGATCGAGGCTGGACGCCTCCAAGCCGGCGAGGCGCTGACTGTCCGATTTGGATGCCTGCACGCAGTCGAGCCAGATGCTGTCGGCCTGTTCGATGGCTTCCTGTTCGGTCAGGTCGCGGATCGTGTAGGCTTCGTCGGCGGTGTATTCCGTCCATGCGGTTTCGCCGTCCCCGTGCATGACGGTGGTGATGTTGCGGCGGATGCGGATGTCCGCGAGGCCGTCGCCGCGCGGGTAGTAGCTGACCTCTTCGAGGGGTTCGAGGCTGGATACGGTCTGGAGCATGGGTTTTCCTTCCTGTGTTGGGTGGATAAATACCGGGTTGCGCGGCGCATGGTGTGGTCAATGCGGTGGCGTCGCCGGTATCGGATGCTGTCGCTGTTGCGCAGGTATCCGTAGTAGGAGCAGCAGCGTCGCGCGAGCTGTTCGGTCATGGGCCGGCGTCTGGCGCGGTTGAAGGTGCGGCGGGCGCGGAGGAACACGCCGCTGCGGATGTTGACGCGGCCGTGGGGTCGGAACGTGTAGCCGACCATGTCGATGGGTTCGAGGTCGAGGCGTTTGCAGTTCCATTCCTCGTGCACGTCGAGTTTGAGCGCGTCCTTCAGGTAGCGGACGATGCGGCGGGCGGCGATCTTCAAATCTCGTTTGGAGGTGCCGATGAGCAGCAGGTCGTCCATGTACCACAGTTGGTGCGTGATGAGCCGGCGGCGGGTGATCTCGCCGGTGCGCCGGCTGGTGCGTTCGATGGTCATGGCCGGCGATTCGATCCAGTGGTAGGCGTGGCTGAGGTAGTAGTTGGCGAGCCATTGGCTCAGGTAGCTGCCGATGTTGAGGCCGTTGTCGCCTTGGTACCGGTCGATGAGGTGGAACACGAGGCGCAGCAGGATCGGGTCGCCGACGTCGCGCGTGAGCATCGCCTCCAATGTGGGGCGGTCGATGCTGGGATAGTATTTGCGCACGTCGAGCTTCACGAACCATTTGCTGGATCGTTCGCGTGTCCATCGTTTGATCGCGCGGCGGGCGTCGATGGTGCCGCGATTGGGGATGCTGGCGGTCTGCCATCGGCCCACCTTCGCGTCGAACAACGGCTGGAGGGCCATGACGGCCACATGGTCGTAGATTTGGTGGCGTACCGATTCGCGGCCGATGACGCGGTGTTTGCCGCTGATCGGTTCGACGCGGTTGAAGTACGTGATCCTGGTGTCGCGGTATCGGCCTTCGCGTATCTCGTCGGCGATCCGTTCGGCGAGCCGGTCGAGGTCGGGGTGGGTTTCGAGGAAGCGGGTCACGTCGCGGCGGGACCGTTTGCCCTTGAGGTAGTGATCGATCGCCCTGCGGACGAACATGGGCGTGGCGCAGCGGGTGTGCTTGCAATGGGTTTTCAGAGCGTTTCCTATCTGGACTATGCCGGCGTTCGACGGTGCTGGATGGGTTCGCCTACCGGCCGGGTGCTCGGTTTGATTTTCGGCTGGGCCGTGGCTTGCCCTCTCACTGGCTGGCGTGGAGGGTAGTTGTGGCGTAATGGCGTATATGCGTTGACAGGTTCCTGATATGCGGCCCCCGATGTTCCACCTGCGATTCGCGAGGTCGTTCCTGAGGTTCGCGGCGAAAGCGCCGCAGGCAGCCCCATCCCTGAGGTTGCCGAAGCGCTGCACCACGCACGGACGTCGGAGGCGTACCGCCACAAATCCCAAAGAGTTGCGAAACGTAGAAAGGGGGCTTTCGCCCCCTCGCTTCGCTTCACCCCCCATCGCACTGCGGCTACGCCTTCGTGCGACCGAGCGCAGACAGGCGGCCCCCGAAGTACCACCAGCGATACGCGAGGCCGTTCCAGAGGGCCGCGGCGAAAGCGCCGCAGGCAGCCCCATCCCCGAGGGCGCCGAAGCGCAGCACCTGTCGGAGACCTTGGGATGTGAGCGGGTTGGCTCCGATGGCGTCGCACATGCCGGTGGTGCTCGTCGCGTTCAGGCCCGTGGGGATGATGACGCCGTTGGACAGGGTGAAGTCCTCGGCGTAGCGCCATGAGTCGTTCGTGGTCTTGTCGCGTGCGGTGAATTCGCCGATCTTGGTGTAGTTCGCCGTCGAGGTCTTGGATGCCTTGGTGATGTCGAACACGCGGTAGAGTTCGATGCGGCCGAGGTTGTCGTTGTCCTTGACGGCGTTGGCGATGAGGTCGGCGTCGCTTTCGTAGATGCCGTTGAACAGTTCGATGCCCTGTAGGCGGATGGGTTGGTGGTTGGCGGCGGACGCGGTGGATGGGCGGCCGTCGGTGCCGAGCAGCTTGTCGGTGGCCCCGGTCTTCCACGGCATGCTGTTGACGAAGCATGCGGTGGTCGTGGTGATGGCGTCGCCGTCGAGGTTGAGGGCGGTGTTGCTGGCGTCGATGGCGGTCTTGCTCAGGATGGTGCGTGCCCGGGCGGCGCTGTAGTTGCCGGTGTTGTTGCGTTCCTTGTCGGTGCCGACGTTGACGGTGCTGCCGACGTCGAAGTTGTTGGCGTAGCTGGTGGCGATGATGACGCGCTTGACGCCGGTTTCGGCCTTGGTGACGGCGGTCTGAGGCGTGTACTGCCAGCAGCCGCCGAGCACGTCCGAGTTTTTGGTGGCGTATTTGAGCATGAGCATGAGCTGGACGTAGAAGGTGTCGCCGGCGCAGCGGCCGGCGTAGCCCTTGCCTTTCTTGAGCGCGTAGTCGATGGCTCGGTTCTGGGAGCCGAATTCTCGGTCGATCTCCTTGCCGCTGACGGACAGGGGGCGTTGCTGGGAGTCGAGGGAGGCGGCGTATTTCGCGAACAACAGGCATGGCCGTTTGCTGCCGTCGGGCAGCAGCACGCCGGGCAATGGCGCGTAACCGTCGTACTGGGTGTCGCTGTACAGGAATTCGTTGTGGGTGCTCGTGCTTTCGAGCTTGTAGTATCCGGGGCATGTCATGACGTACACGTCGCCGTTGCTGCCGTCGCGTTTGAAGCGGGTGTCGATGCCGTCGATGGCGGTGACATGGGGCACGCCGTCGTCGTCCACGGTGGCGTTGACGTCCCATGTGCGGAAGGCAGGCAGTGCGGCGTAGTCGTCGCGTCCGGCCTTGGCGTTGGTGCTGATCTCGATGGTCAGGTTGGCGTTGTCTCGGGTCTTCACGCCGGTTGGCGTGTTGCTGTACGTGTATTTGGGAAATCTCACGCCGTACACCTTGCCGTCCTTGTGGGCGGCGAAGTAGGCGGCGATGTTGCCGTATTCGCCCTTGGTGCCGTCGTACTCGAATCGCACGCCCTTGGCGGCGTTGGCGTGCACCTTGGCGATGAGCTTGGCGGTGTCGGCGAGGGTCATGACCTTCTGTGTGTTCGCCATGATGGCTCCTTCCTGTTTATCGGTTGATGATGTCGAGCGCCCAGTCGATGTCGGACTGGGTGAGCGGCGGGATCGTTTCGGCGTCGGACAATGCCGGCGCGATCACGGTGTCGTACTGGGCGTCTATGTCGGATTGGGTCGCGAAGACCACGCCGGCGGCCGCGCTGGCGGCGATCTTGGCCTTGCAGTCGTCGGAGAGCTGCCGGTATTCGATCACGCTGGTGCGTGCCGCGTCTGCGGCGTCCTTGGCTTCGCCGGCCGCGCTGACGGCCTTGTTGATGGCCGTGGTCGCGTCGTCTATGAGCTTGTCGAGCACGCCCATCTGATCCTGCGCGTCGGGCGCGGTCGCGTCGAACACGGCTCGTTCGACGATGCCGTGGAAGTTGCGCGAACAGATCCTCGTGCCGTTGACGCTGACCTCGATGCCCATGAGGATCGCGCCGGCGTGCTGCAACGCCTTGCGCGGCACGGCGACACGGTACGTGGCCGTGGTGGTGCCGAACACTGCTGGCATGCTCACGCGGTCGCCCAGCCCGCTGCCGGGACTGGTGTTGTAGGCGAGCGCGACGGTGATGCCGGTGGTGTCGGTGATGGGGGTGCCGTTGTCGGTGAGTTCGACGGTGATGGTGCGGCCGTTGATGTCGCCGGCGTTGAGGCGTATGTCTGCGATGTAGCCGTTGGCTAGGTCGAGTTGGATGGGTTCGCCTGTGGCTTCGCGGAAGCTGTCAAGCGTTGCCATTGCCGTCTTCCTTGTTTTCGAGCTGGCTGCGGAGTTCGGCTATCTGCGCGTCCTTGATGTCGCACATGGCGGCGAGTGTGGCGATCTGCCGGTTCGCGTCGGCGAGTTGTTCGGAAAGCTTCTGCGATACGAGTCGGTCGAAGCTGACGTACTGCTGGTCATCGTTCATTTTTCTACTACCTTTCATCTGGTTATTGGTTGCGGCATGAGGCTTGCGTAGAAGCTTTCCTCGGCGTTGTCGATGGCATTGGCAACCGTCTTGTCCGAGAGCAGGTCGGAAAGCGCCTGTGCGTCAACGCAGGACGTGTCTATGCCGGTTCCGGCGTCTGAGTCTTCGAGGGCGTATGTCGATACCGATTGCGCCTGTTGCGGGATGGTTGGTAGGTGCATGCCTTTTCTGGTGTCGTTGCGGGCTACAGTCAGCGGATCGTTCTGGACGGTTCCGTCATCGGCGAGCATTGACATGTCCGCCGCACTGTCGTTCAGCGCCGCTTCGAGCGCTTCATAGGCCTCCGTCCAGACCCCCCTGCCGGTTGACGGATCGTATCGCGTCGTGTCCTCGACGCCTTGCATTATCGCGGCGACTGCTTCGGCTGTGGATCCAAGTCCGAGCAGTGCCGTCCAGGATGCAATGGTTCCTGGGGAGAACACGAATTGCTGGTATCCGTTGACGGGTTCGTCACAGTTGACGATGATGTTCCCGTCGCTCATTGTCATGGTTTGTCTCATGTTTGGCTTTCCTTATTTGACGAGCCATCCGAAGGTGTCGCAATACATGTCGACCGTACATGGATTCCGGTCGGCGTTGTACATTAGGATGTCCCATCCGGATTGTCCTCCGGTGTTTTTGACGTGCATGATGATGCCGCCCCATTCTCCGTCAGCGTTTGCGACGGCGTAGTATCTGCCGTATTTTGCCGGCGACGACGCGGTGAAGTGCACGGTCGCGGCCGCGCCGACCGAGATCGCCCCGCCGTTCGGCATCCATGCCTTCCATGCCATGGATCCATCGAGAGTATGACGGTTCGCATAGCCTCCGAGGAAGCCTCCCATGTAGAGGTATCCGGTGTTGATGTCTGCCTTCACCCCGACGGCGCCGTTTGGATCCCATGCCGCAAGTTCCGAATACGTGTCCATCGCGTTTGTGTCTGGAGAGGCCGAAGACACCAGTCGTGCGCCGGAGCTTTTCGCGTCATTTGACGACAGGCTGTAGTCGCGCATGACGAGTGCCTGGAAGACACCTCGCATCTTGGCGTTGTCGGTTTTCGTGCTGCCGACTCGTACGAAGGCGCCTGGATCTGTGTTCGCGCGACGACCGCCGTTGAAGGTGAGCGTCGAGATCTCGCCCACCTCGGAATTCGTGGACTCGGCAGCGATGTATGGCTGCTGCGCCGCATCTGTCGCGTGGATGAACGAGATGCCGGCGCCGGTGATGTCGGCGGATCCTCCGATCGGCTTCTGTTTGAATTTCGGGCTCATCCACAGGCGAGATCCGGACGTGCCAGTCTGGAAGGTTCCTGTGAGCGTGTTATGGCCTCCGCTGCCGTCGAGATGAACCGTTTCGACGCCGTTGGCGTCGGTCATGGAGAATATGCCGCTGTCGAGGTTCCAGTAGCTTCTCGCGCCGCTGATGATGCCGCTTCGCAGGTAGGTGGCGTTGACGTACAGCAGTCCTCCGCTCATGTACAGGCCCTGCAGCTGGCCGTTGTTCGTGAGCTTGTTGAAGATGTACTGCTGTGTGAGCGCCTTCTCGAACGTGTTCACATGGCTCGTGGCCGTGTTGTCGGCATACGATTTGGCGGCTTCGAGCGTGCTGGTGTCACCGTCGGCCGCCGCCTTCTTCGCCGCCTCGAGGGCCGCGTTCGCCTTGTTCGTCGCGTCCGTGGAAGCGGCTTTCTTGGCGTTGGCTTCCGCGCTGTTCGCCTTCTTGGTAGCATCGGCCGCGGCCGCTGATTGCGCGGCATTGGCCTTGCTTGTGGCGTCGGCCTTCGCGGACGCGAGCGTGTTCGAGCCGATGCCGTCGGCGTATTTCTTGGCCGCCGCCTCGGCTTCGGAGGTGAGCCGCTGTGCCGCCGTGGTGGTGGCGAGGTCGCTCGCCTTGTTCCCGGCAATGGTACTGGTTCCGGCCAGCCGGAATTCGCCGGTGGTCATGTCCCAGTACTGCAGGCCCTTCTTGTCGGTCAGGATGCCCGCCTTGACGAGGTTCGCGTCCAAGACGCCGGACTTGACGTAGGACGCGTTGGCATACAGGTTGCCGTTCTCCATGAAAAGGCCCTGGATCTTGCCGTAGTTCGTGAGCCGGTCGAACACGCTCTTCTGCCCAAGGGACTCGTCCAAGGCGTCCACGTACGCCTGCGCCGCCTTCTTCGCCGCCTCGAGGGCCGCGTTCGCCTTGTTCGTCGCGTCCGTCGAGGCGGACGCGAGCGCGTTCTTTCGGGCCTCTTCGGCTTTCGCCTGCGCGTAGTCCTTGGCCGCGGCGAGGTTGTCGAGGTCGGTCTGGTCGGACTCACGCTTCATCTGGTCGGCGTACTTCTTCGCCTCGGCGAGCGCTGCCGACGATGAGTCTCCGGCGATCGCGTCGACCGTTTTTCCTCCGACCGTCGTTCGTGCGGAGAGTTTGAAGTCGCCGGTGTCGAGGTTCCAGCTGTTGTAGCCTGCGGCATCGGAGAGCAGGCCGGTGTAGATCGCGTCGGCGAAGAGTCCTTTGCCGTTCGCGAGGCTGCGCCAGTTCCAGTCGCCGTTCGCGTTCCTCGAGCTTGCGCACCGCCAGTATCCGCCGCCGATCTGGATGACCTGCGTGGGGTGCTGGTCGATCGGCTTGTCGTACACGTAGATGCCTTGGCCGGGTTTGAGGTACGTGTATCCGCCGGTGGCGTTCATGATCTGGTTGATGCGGTCGATGAGGTCCTTCATGTACGGGCCGGTGCCGCCGGCGGCGCTGTTCCATGCGCCGGAGTTGGAGACGAGTTTGTCGAGCGCCTGCTGTTGGGCGGCGAGGCGCTGCGTGTAGGATTGCCGGATGTTGCCGAGGGTGATCTTGGTGTCGGCGAGGCTGCCGGCAAGGTCTTCCTCGATCTGGAGGATGCGGCCTTCGAGGCGCAATGGTGTGGTGAAGCCGGTGTCGATGATCTGCACGCTGTCGCCGACGTCCGTGCCTTCCGGGTCGTAGCCGGCTTGTCCGAGGGCGGTCACGTCGGCGGTGTAGGAGACGACGGGCGTGGTGCGGGTTTTGAGCGCCGCTTTGGTGAGGTTTAGGAGTTCCTTGGGGTCTTCGCAGTCGGGGAAGTCCACGGCGGCTTCGCTGTGGTGTCTGGTGCCGTCGGCTCCCACGATGCCCCAGTTGGCGAGCGCTTGGTCGTCTTGGACGTAGGGTTTGCCGTTGTTGACGTCGGCGAAGCTGATTTTGCGGCTGTATCCGCCGGTGGCCTCGCCTTCCTCGTTGGTTTGTTCGATGCCTTTGCCCCACCCGTAGAGGCGGGTGATGACGTCGCCGCTGTCGATGTCGCGTTTGATTTGGGTGAGGTCTTTGCCGTATTCGAAGCGTTTCGTGGTGTTGGTGGAGCCCCGGTGTTCGACGAGGTGGATGATGCGCCGGCCGATCTGGTTGCCGGTCGGGTCGGGCTGGTATTCGGTCTGGACTTCGAGCCCGTAGGTGTCGGCGATTTTCTGGATGGCGTCGAGGGCGGTGCAGTGGTAGAAGGCGAGGTTGGCCGTGCCGGTGATGGTGCCGGTCTCGACGGTGCCGACCGCCCACCGGGTGCCTTCGAGGGCTTTGGCGAGGCAGGCTTTGGCGTTCGCGTTGCGGTTGCGTTTGTCCTCGATATAGGTGCGCGAGAGTTCGGCGATGCTGCCGGTGCAGTAGGCGACGGTGACGGGCATGCCTGCGGCGCGGGCGGTCTGGGTGGACTGGCATAGGTATTCCGCCCAGCGGCCCATCGAGTCCTTGAACGCGATGCGTTCGTCCTTGTTGATCTCGCCGATGGTGGTGATGTCGAGGGTGTCGGTGCCGTCGGTGGCTCTCGTGCGGATGGCCTTGATGGCGTAGGGCAGGTCGCCGAGCGGGTTGCCCCAGCGGTCGAAGATCATGTATCGCATGAGTGTGCTCCTAGATGAGTGTGAGTGGCCTGTACGCGAGACTGGCGGCGGTGGCTCCGGTGAGGGTGAGCGTGTTCAGGCCGGGCAATAGGGGGAAGTAGTCGGATTCGAGTGTGGGTGTCATGAGGTTGCCGTTGACGCGCAGCTCCCGGTGGTCGGGGTCGGTGTCGATGGAGATGCGTCCGGTGATGGCGGTGGTGGACGTGACGGCGAGTTTGTGGCCGTGCGCGTCCTTGATGCTGACGGTCTTGGCGTCGGCGGCGGGGGTGAGCGTCCATGTGGGCCAGCATGGCCGGTTGCCTTTGACGTGGATCGTGTTCGCGTCCGTTTTGAGCGCGATGGATCGGCTGCGGCCGATCAGGTAGGGGTGGGCGTCGATCTCGGCTTGCACGAGGGTGGCGATCTGGTGGTCGCCGGCCCATTTGTCTTCCCACGCGCCGAGGCTCATGCGGCCTTGGTATTCGCCGGGCAGGCTGCGCCATGAGAGTGAGACTATGGTGCCGGCTAGGGCGGCGAGCCGGGTTTTGGCGGCGAGGATGTCGTCTTCGCCGCCGATGGCGTACAGGCTGAGCGTGATGGCGCGGTCGCCCATGTACGCTGCCCCGGTCGGGTCGGTGAGGGTCAGGTCGAGCCGGCCGTCGCGGCCGGGCATGTCCTGCATGCTCAAGGTCGGTTTGGCGGCGTCGATGGTCACGCCGTCGGAGGATAGGGACAGCATCATGCGTTCCAGCGGGACGCCGTTGAGCGTGGGGTCTTCGACATGCGGCAGGCGCATGCGTCGCTGGTAGAGCATGATGCTGTCCTCTCTGGTTTTAACGGCCTCTCATGGCGAGGTAGTTGAGTTCGTAGCTCATGGGTTTGGCGAGCTTGCCGGCCATGACCTCGCCGCCTCGGTCGGACAGGTTGAGCGTGATGCCGCTGCTGAGCGCCTGATCGATGGCGTCGATGATGTCCTGTTTGGTCGCGTATTCGCCTTGGCTGCTGTCGATCGTGTAGGCCATCCGGCCGCCCGTGATGCGGGTCTGGTAGGCGTATGGGGTTTCGAGCATGCTGGTGTCGGTCTTCAGGCTCACGGTGGGGATCATGTCGGTCAGACCGTCGATGCTGTCCTCGACGAGGCCGCTGGCCTTGTCGATGCCCTGGGCCATGCCGGCGGGTATCCATTTGCCGACCTCGTCGCGGAAGATGCGTGACGGGCTGTGGATGCCGAGCACGCTCTTGGCCCAGCCGACGAGGCTGCTGCCGAGGTTGCTGATCGTGTTCCTGACCCACTGGAACGCGCCGCCGATGCCGTTGATGAGGCCTTGGATGACCTGACGGCCCGTGTCGTACAGCCATCGGCCCGCGCCGCTGACCGCGCCGAGCACGGTGTCGCGGATGCGGCCGACCGTGTTCGACACGGATTGGATGCCGTTGGACACGGCCGACGTGATCCCGTGCCAGATGTTCGACAGGTACGAGCTGACCGAGTTCCATACGCTCGTCCACACGCCGCTGATGGCGTTCAGGACGGTCGAGATGGTGTTGCTCACATTCTGGATGCATGTGGACACCACGCCGCTGATCGCGTTCCAGATGGTGGACGCGACGGACCTGACCGCGTTCCAGATGCTCGTCCACACGCTCTGGATCGCGTTGAGGACGGTGCCGATCGTGGTCCTGATGCCGTTGATGATCGGCATGAAGAACGCGACGATCTTGTTCCACACGTCGGTGAAGAACGTGCTGATGGCGGTCCATACGGTGGTCCAGACGGCCTTGATTCCGTCGAGGATGTTCGACAGGAACGCTTTGATGCCGTCCCATGTGGTCGTGAAGAAGTCCTTGATCGCGTCCCATGCGCCCTGCCAGTCTCCCTTGAGGAAGCTGAGGAACACGGCGATGACGGTGCGGATCGCGTTCACCGCGGTCGAGATGTAGCCGCTGATGAGCGTGAAGATCGTGGAGACGACGTTGTAGATCGCCGTCCAGATGGTGCTCCACACGGTGTTCGTGCTGTTCATCTGCTGGGTGATGAACGAGAGTATCCAGCCGAACACGGTGTTGATGCCGTTCTGGATCGCCTGCAAGGGTGCGACGATGAGCGCGCCGATGACGGTGAACACGTTGACGATGAAGTCTCGTATCCCGGTGAAGATCGTCGTGGCGGTCGTGCTGATGCCGGTCCACACGCCGGACAGGAACGTGGTGATCGACGTCCATGCGCCGGTGACGCCGCCGCTGATCGTCTGCCATAGGCCCGTGAAGAAGCCGGCGATGCCGTCCCATGCGGATTGCACGGCACCTGTGATCGTGGCCCATAGGTTGGCGAGGAATTCGCCGAGCCCGTTCCATAGGTCTTGCGCGGTGGCGACGATCGTGTTCCACGTGTCCGTGAGCCATGAGGTGAACGCGGCCCATGCCTTGCGGCCGACCTCGGTCTGGGTGAAGAACCAGACGAGCGCGGCCACGACGGCCGCGATGGCGACGGCGATAGCGCCAATGGGGTTTGCCGCTATGACGGCGTTGAACGCGCCCTGCACGGCGGTCGCCATTTTGGTGGCGGCGCTCCACGCGGTCTGAGCCGTCTTGACGAGGCTGAGGCTGGAGCCCATCTGTTTGAGCATTTGAATCGGGCCGCCCAAGTCCATCATGAGCATGATGCCGTTGCTGATGCCCTTGGCGGCGGTCGTCACCGTGTTCATGGTTCCGGTGAGCGCCTGTAGACCGCTGTTGAGCGCCTGATAGCCCTTGACTGCGGCGAACGCGGTGCCGATGCCGATGATGATGGGCGCGAGTTCCTTGCCGTGCTGGATGAACCAGTTGAGCGTGTCGGCGACGAGTTTGATGCCGTCGGCGAGACCTTCGGGAGGGATCATGTGCGCCCAGTCGATGACCATGTTGACGACGCCCATGATCGCGTCCCTGATGGTGTCCCACGCGGATTTGAACGCGGTGATCGCGCCGTTTTCCTCCAGTTTGGAGTAGAGGCGCTGGAACCAGCCGATGAGCCCTTCGATGCCTGCCTGGACGACGGGCACGGCGTTGGTGACGCCGTCGGCGATCCAGCTCATGCCGCCGGTGATGGCGGGTTTGACGCTGTCGAGCACGCTCGCGCCGAGCTTGACGAACGCGGCTTCGAGGTTGCCGGTGGCTCCCTCGATGGTGCTGGCGGATGTGGCGGCTTCCACGGCGGCGTCGGTGAAGCCGAGCGACATGATCGCGTCGTTGAATTCCTGCGCGGTGATCTGCCCGTCGGCCATCGCGTCGCGGAAGTTGCCGGTGTAGGCTCCGGCCTCCTTGAGTGCCTGTTGGATCTTGCCGCTCGCGCCGGGGATCGCGTCCGAGAGCTGGTTCCAGTTCTCGGTCGTGAGTTTTCCCTGGCCGGCGGTCTGCGTCAGCACCATCGCCACGGACTTGAAGGTGTCGGCGGAGCCGCCGGCGACGGCGTTGAGGTTGCCTGCGGCTTCGGCGAGCTTGTCGTAGTTGGGCACGCCGTTGGCGGCGAGCTGGGCGGTGGTGTTGCGGATGTCGTTGAGGTCGTAGACGGTCTTGTCGGCGTAGTCCTGCGTGCTGGCGGTGAGTCGTTTGATCTGCTGTTCGCTGACGCCGGCGAAGTTCAGGGTGCTGGCGAACTTCTGGGCGCTGTCGGATGCGCTGGTGATCTCGCCGGACAGGCCCATGAACGCTTCGATGGCCTTGCCCGCGACGCTTTGCGCGATGCCGGTGATGACGCCGAGTTTCGCGCCGAAGCCGCCGGCGAAGCCGTTGCCGGCTTTGATGCCGGCAGTGTTGCCGGCGGTTTCCGATGCGCTGCCGAACGCCGATTCGATGGCCTTGCCGACGCCCTTCATGCTGGGCACGATCTGTACGAACGCGGTGGCGATCTCGATTGCCATGCTATGCCTCCCTGATGGTGGTGCGCGGTGCGGCCAGGTATGCGGCTAGTTGTTCGTCGTCCATCGCCATGACCTCGCCGCCCGTGGCTTCATGCCGGACGGTGCCGGGGCGTTGGAGTTGTCCGCGCCAGCGCGCGCCCTTGCGTGAGGCTTCCTTGGTTTTCGTCCAGGCGAGGAACGCGAGGCTGTCGCGGATGTCGGCGAGGAGGTAGGTTTGGTCGTCCCATGCGAGGCGCGGGTTGAGTTTTTGCCAGATGATGGACTGGCGGGGGAGGTTGGCGGCCAGTGCGGCCGCCCGGTTGGCGGGCAGTTCGCCAGTCCATATGAGGTCGGTGTTAAGCCCATAGAAACGCTGGAAGTCCGCTTTGAGCGCGTCGGGTGCCGTGGCGAGCATTCCTATGAGCGTTAGGAGTTTGGGGCGACCTGTTCGAGGAGCTGGGTGATGAAGTCGCTGACTTGTTCGATGCTGACGCGGCCGGTTTGGTGGTCGCGCAGGGTGTTCTTCATGGCGGCGTATTGGGAGCCGCAGAGTTTTTTGAGGAAGGGGACGATGGCGAATGCGCCGGTGCCGTCGCCGTCCTGTGCGTTCTGGAGGTCGTAGAGGTATTCGACCATGTCGAGGTCGTCGAAGATCGCGGGGCTGATGGTGAGGGTGACGCCCATGACTTCGACGGTTTTGGGCTGGGTTTTCGGGGTCTTGTGGTCTTGGGGCTGTTTGGCGGCCATGGCGTGATCCTTTTGTTGGAGGGGTGCGCCCGCCGTTCACGGCGGGCGCGGGGTGTGGTTACTTGGCGGTCGTGGAGGTGGTGGTGACGGCGGCGATGTATTCGACGCTGGTGGCTCCGTTGATGAGGTCGGAGGGGTTGGCGCTCATGGTGACGCCGTAGCCGATGGCGTCGCCGGCGCTGTAGGTGGTGTCGTCGAATTCGGTGATGGTGGCGTCGGCGACGACGATGCGCTTGACGCGGTTGCCGGTCATGGCGATCTCGAACACGAGGACGAGGCTTTCGCCGGCGGGCATGGCGTGGTAGACGGTGAGTTTGTCGCCGGTGCCGGTGACGTTGGTGGTGCCGAAGCGCAGTTTGAGGCTGGCTTCGTTGGTTTCGATCATGTTGAACTGCCACGTTTCGCCGTAGCCGCTGATCTCGGACAGTACCTTGATGCCGCCCATGTCGTTGATGTCGGTGGTGTCGGTGTCGGTGGCGTTGGTGACGCCGTCTTCGCTCAGGTAGCCGACGCAGGTGTATGCGGCGGGCAGGGCGGTGGTGGCGTCGGTGGGCAGTGCGGTGCCGGCTGGCGCGTAGTAGAGGCAGCCGGTCTTCTTGGGTTTGCCGAGGCTGACGTTTTTCTTGTTGTTGTGGTTGGTTTCGGCCATGATGGTGCCTTTCGATGGTTGGCGTCGCCTTATTGGGCGGCGGCGTCGAGCTGGATGGTGATCTGGTATCGGGGTTGGGGAGGCGGGCCGGGTTCGGGGAAGTCGATGACGCTTTCCACGGTGACGGCGGCGATGGGGTCGAGCAGGTCGAGGTCGAGCAGGCGGGGCAGCACGGTTTCGGTGGCGAGTTGGCTTGCTTGCCATCGGGTTTCGGCCCATGCCTGCACGGCGATGGTGGGGTGGCTGCTGTATTCGAGTTCGTTGCCGCCGGTGCGTTCGATGGTCACGAACCGTTGCGGGCGGTCGGCGGGGACTTCGAGGTATGCGGTCAGCCCGTCGCCGTTGGGGTCGGCGTCGATCCAGTCCTTGACTGTTTTTTCGAGGTTGAGCGCCAAGTCAGCCCACCGCCTTGAGCAGTATGTTGTGTTTGGCGTTGTCGTAGGCGGCCGCGCCGCTGCCCTTGGTGGTGGCGAGTGCGACCGAGCCGTGGTCGGTGGTGCGGGCCACGGCGTGGTCGTAGTGGGCGTTTTTGGTTTGCGCCAGCTCGTTGGCCGTGTCGGCGATGCGTTTGGCCTGCTCGGTGATGGCGTGCATGGCTCCGGCGGATTGGCGGATTTGGCGGAATCCTGCGAGGTTGAGTTTGACTTTCGCCATGTGTTGCGCTCCTATCCTCTGGTGTCGGCGAGTTCGACGGTGAGGTTCCATCGGGTCGGTGTGAGGCCGCCGTCGTAGGGGCGGGGGTCGCCGATCACGGTGTATTCGACGCCGTCGATGCGTGCTTTGGCTCCGCGCAGGCTTTGGTAGGGCCATGCGCGGGGCATGTGGATGGTTTTGGCGACTTGGATGCCGTTGGGGCGGGTGCTGTCGGTGAGGTTCGACTGGGAGCCGTCCTGTATGAGCACGTCGTCGATTTGTTCCTCGTGGGTGTTCCAGATGATGCCGCCGCCGGGGTCGTGGCCGGCCGGGGTGCGGTGGATGAGGGTGATGGTTTCGCCTCTCACGTCGCGCCTCCGGCCATGTCGTATGCCCATGCCTCGCCGTCGCCGCCCAAGGCTTCCTTCTCGCTTGTGGTGAGGTAGAGGTCGCCGGCGGGGTTGGCGTAGCTCAGGCTTTCGCTGTAGCTGCCGGCGGTCTGGGTGCTTTGGGTGACGCCCGACATGTCGGGGCCGGCCTGCATGGCTCGTTTGACGACCATGCAGGCGATGCGCTTCAGTGTGGCGGGCTTGGCGGTGTGCCAGCGCGGGCAGGTGGTGCGGATCAGGTCGGAGGCGTCCGCGAGCAGCGCTTCGGCGCGGTTGTATTCCTCGCCGGTGAGCGCATGCCAGCGTGCTTCGAGGTCTCCGACCTGCGCGAACGGCTCGCCGTCATCCACGGCACTATCGCCGCCCGTGCCGCCATCGGTCTGATTGCCGGACAGGTTGAACGGTTGGAGTGGGTAGCCGTCCATATTGCCTCCCTTTAGGCGAGCACGCCGGCGGCCTTGAGCTTGGTCAGTGTGGAGTTGACCTTCGCGATGATGGCCGCCGAGTCGGCGTCGGCCGCGAGCTGCGGTTCGGCCGCCTGCTGGAGCACGCCGCCGCGAGCGCTGGTTGTCGGCGCGGGCGGGGCGAATGTGCTGGGCTTGCCGGTGATCGCGCTCCATGCGGGGGCTGCGGCCGGGTAGGTGGACGGTTTGCCGGTGATGGCAGACCATGCGATGGTCGCGACGCCTTCGGCGAAGGGCGTGCCGTCGGGCTTGACCAGACGCACAGGGATGGACAGGCCGGAGTCGTCGGCTTCGTCGGATTCCTGCACTACGAGCGTCTGGGTGAGGGGCGCTGCCATTACTTGCTCGCCTTGGTCTTGGCGGTGGTGTCGGCCTTGAGCACGGCGATGCCCTTGGGGTCGAGGATCGCGTAGGAGTACATGGCCTCGGTGCGGTAGGCGATCTGGTTGACGCCCTTCAGATCCTTGCCGGTGTTGTCGGGGTCGCCGTATTCGATGATCTCGCTCCAGATGTCGCGTACCATGCCCCACTTGATGAGGCGGAAGTCGCCGAGGAAGGCGAGGATGCCAGTGGCGGGGGTGATGAGGCGGCCGTTGACGGTGCCGGAGGTTGCTGCCGGAATGCCGTCGAGGTTGCCGACCTGAAGGTTGATCGGGATTTCCGGGTAGAAGCGCTGGCCGGTGGAGGGCACGCGAATCTTGCGCAGCTCGTTCGCCATGGTCTTGGACAGGGCGATGCCGTTGATGTCGTACTCGTCGCTGACGGCCTCCGCGAGGCTGTCGATGTCGGCGATGCGATCGTCGGTGGCTGCCACGCTGACCGCGTTTGCGGCGAGCGCGCTGAATCCGTCGATGGTCGTCTTCTTCTTGGGGTCGAAGGCGTGGTAGATGACGTAGTCGAGGACGCGGCCCATCGCTGCGGCCTGATCGGCCTGAATCTTGCTGATGATCTCCAGTTTGGCGTCTTCGTCGGCCCACTGGAGTTCGTTGCTGACGCGGGTGGTGGTCTGCACCTTGAAGCGCTTGCCGACGACCGGGGCGAGGGTTTCCTCGTAGCTGGACTTCTGTTCGCCTTCGGCGACGACTTCGGCTTCGGAATTGCCGGTGAAGACCATGTATTCCTTGTCGAGGAAGAGCTGGGGCTCGCTTGGGGACAGCGCGGCGATGGTGCTGGTGTCCTTTGCGCGCTTGGTGATGACGGTGGCTACTTCCTTGGGGAGCAGCACCTTGCTGGTGTCGAGTGCCATGGTTGGTTCCTTTCAGATGGTTGGTGGCGGTTAGTCTTTGTTGCCGAAGAGGCTGCGCACGTATGCCTTGGCGCGTTCGTCGGCGGTTTTGCCTTCGGGGTGCTGCGCCGGGTTGGGCACGTTCGGCAGCTTCGGCGCTGGGTGCACGAGCGGCTTGAGGATGTCGGCGTGCGCCTGAATCTCCTCTAGGGTGCTGCCGCGCAATGCTTCGGCCGGAATGCCGGTCTTGGCCGATACCTGTGCCTTCCATTCGGCCTGCTGTTCCTTGGCCTTGTAGGCGGCTACCTGCGCTTCGAGTTCCTGCGTGCGCTTGGCGGCCTTGTCGGCTTCGCTCATCTGGGATTCCTTGAGCTTTTCCAGCTCGTCGGCGGCGGCCTTGTTGGCCTTGGCCTTCTTTTCCCAGTCGCGCGAGTGGCCGAGCGCTTCCTTGTATTTGGCTTCCCAGTCGATCTCCTCGCCGTTGCCGTTCGGTTCGGCCGGCGGGGTGGCGTTGGGAGTGTCCGAACCGCCTTCGACTGGCGGCGCGATGTATCGGATATTGGGGTGCTGGAGGTTGAGGAACATGGTTGTTCTCCTTGTGGTCGAGCCCTTTCCGGGCATTAAAAAAGCCACCCGTGCGGGTGGCTGAAAACTCTTGGCCCGGTCTGCGGGCATGAAAAAGCCCCGGCGGATATCCGCCGGGGCTGGGATCAGTCGGCGAGCGCCAGTGCGATAAGGTTGCGGCTGGGCTGGCCGATGTGGTCTTTGGGTTTGTTGTGGTAGAGGCAGTGGAGCAGGTCGGCGCGCAGTTCGGCTTCGCTGAGGTTGATGCCTGTGTCTTCGATGTTGAAGTAGGGTTCGCCGAACTGGAGGCCGTAGCGGGCTAGGAGATCGTCGGTGTCTTCGCCTCGGTGCTGGGTGAAGTAGTCCTCTTCGCTCATGGTGTCGCCTCCCGGATCATCGTATTGAACATTTTAGCTGATTCCGGCATGAAGTTCTCGATGATGGCCCATGCGGCGGGGTTGGCGAGCTGGGCGTCGAGCATTTCGGCGAATGCCTCCGATGATTGGTGGCTTCCTTGTTGTTGGAAGTATCCGTTGGGGTGTCCTACGGTTTTGGGGTAGTCGTCGCCTAGCGCGGCTTGGAGCATGTCTTCGATGTTGCGGTCGGTTTTGGCGGTGCCGCGACGTACTTGCTGGCCGAGTTCCCAGAGTACGTGTTGGCGGTCGGATGGTTTGCCGTCGGCCATGAGCATCGCTTGCGTGCTGTTGTAGAGGTTTTGCGCGTCCTTGTTGAGCGTGTCGGCGAACATGGTTCCGTGGTGCGGACCGCTGGAGTACATGTTGCGGTCGAGTAGCCAGTCGAGCATGTGGCCGCTTTCGTGGAAGAGGTTCTGCACTGGGCGGTGTGCGCTGTCTCCGGCCATGACGGTGTCAAGGTTGAGGTAGATGCCGCCGTCGGAGGGGCTGAAGTAAGCGCCTTTGGACAGCCGTGTTTCTTTGATGTCGTATTGGGCGGCGTATTTGGCCCAGAGCCTCGCCGCGTCTTTGTGCTCGGTTTTGCTGAGCAGCCGGTTGACGCGGCGGGTATACGCTTCGCCGAGTTGTTGTTCGAGTCTGCTGCCTCGCGGGATGCGCAGGTCTGGCGAGAATTCTGATCCGTCGGTGAACGATTCCGGCGATTCGCTGCGCATCCACGAGAGCACGGTGTTGAGATCGCTGCCGGCTCCGGCCGCTTTGGCGGCGTCCTTTGCCTGCTGGTATATGGCCTTGAGTTTGTCGGGGTCGTAGCCGTCGATCTCGGTCTCTCCCCATGAGGGGACGATCTTGCAGTCGCAGTCGTGGTGGTATTTGTGCCATTTGCCGGCGGTGTCCTCACTGGCATAGACGAAGCCTCGGGATGCGAGCATGGCGCAGAACGCGCAGGTTTTCCCTTGGGGCACGCGGGCGTATTTGGGTTTGGTGGGGTCGTTCTGGGCGGTGAGCCGGCCTGTGAGGCGGGCGGTTTCGTTGATGATGTCCTTGGCGAGGCGCGCCCAGTCGTCTTCGGTGTAGCCTTGCGTGTTGACGGCCCAGAGGTAATCCATGGTCAGGCCGGCTTTGCTTCGGCCGTTGATGACGTCGGTGAATTTCGCGCCGACGTGCATGGTGTTGTTGTAGCCGCCGACGATCTGCCAGAAGGCTCGGTCTGAGCTGACCTGCGCTTCGGTGTAGTCGGGCATGCCGATGCCGGCGGCCTCGGCCCATGCGGCACGCACGTTCCTGTAGTAGTCCTGTGCGATGAGGTTGGCTTTGCGCGCGTAGTCCTCCAGTTGGCGGCGGGCTTCGGTGGTGGGATCATCGCCGAAGTAGAGGCTGTTGGGCACCATCGTCTTGGCTTCGATGATGAGATCGGCGAGTTCGTCCTGATAGTCGTCCCACAGGTCGTTAAGGTGCTCGTTGAACGCTTTACGCTGCGCCGGATTGAGGTTGTTCAGCGGCAGGCTGTTGCTGTCCATTGGCTGCGTCCTCCTGCGTGTCGGTCTTGGCGGTGGCGATCTTGGCGCGAAGTTCGTCGATGGCGTTCTGCGTGCGCTGCTGTCTCTCGTAGGTCCGGTGGGCGTTGATCTCGTCCCATGTCAGGCCGGCGCGGCTCAGGCCCACGTCGCTGTCGGCGAAGGCTGGGTTGGTGGACGCGACCTTCTGGTACCAGTCGGCGCGGGCGGCGTCGCTGGCTTCCTTGGTGGGTGCCCAGATCGGCCGCAGTTGGCGGATGTCGGCTTCGTCCGCGCCTTGGGCGGCGAGCGCCATGGCGAGGATGCTTTTGATGCTTTCGCCGAAGCGTTTGTTTTGCCGGTCGGCGGTGCGGGATAGTTTGCGTTCGGCTTCGGCCATGGCTTCGGCGCTGGCGGGGTTGTCCATGGTGATGCCGAGGTCGTTGACGGGGATGTCGGTTTCCGAGCTGACCATGAGGGCGACGGTTTTGAGCATGTCGGAGTGTGGCTGCATCGAGGCCTGTGTGAGTTGGCGCAGTTCGGGTTTTTCGCCGTTGCGGCCGGCGGGGATGCCGTTGATGACGCTGACGATGCTGCCCCATGTGTCGGGGCTTACCTGTCCTTTGTTGGCTCCGAGGAACCAGATGCGTGGTGCCGCGTAGAATTCTGCGGTCGCTTCCATGCGCACGAGGGTGCGCAGTCCGAGGTCGGTGAGAGCCATGAGTGGGCGGGTGATGCGGCTGGAGCCGAGGGGGCGGTAGAGCTGTTGGTCGCTGATGATCGGTACGACGGTGGGTTGGTCGAAGCCGGTTTCGATGCGTTCGGCCTGCCATGTGCCGCTGTTGCGGCGGCAGAGGTAGACCTTGCCGGGCAGCCATACGTCGAAGCGGGTGATGTAGCCGTCTTTGTCTTTGTCGCGGATGGTCATGGCAGCGCCGATCCTGTCGTTGCCCCAGTCCCATAGGGCGCTGCTCCAGTCGGCGGCGCGGGGCGTGATCCTTATGTCGTCGCCGTCGCCGGAGATGGTCATGAAGCTGCATCCGTGCGTGTATGCGGACACGATGGCCTGTTGGATTTTCACGCCGAACGTGTTCGCCGCGATGATGTCGTCTACCTGCGTTTGGAGGCTGTCGGGCGCGTCGATGCCTTCGAAGACGCTGAGGTCGGCGAGCGCCCGGACGGCTTTGTTGGGCCAGCCGATCATTGGTTTTGCGAGTGCTTTCATGGCCGGTGGGATGCTGTAGGCGACGCCGTTGTAGTGGTAGTGGGCGAGGTAGTAGCTGGTGCGCAGGGTGTTGCGCATGTAGTGGCGTCGCCATTGTTTGAGGAGTTCGTTGATGGTGGGTTGGTCGTCGGGGTCTACGCCGGTGATGGTGTTGGCGTAGGCGCTTTCGATGGCGAGCCAGCCGGCTTGTCCGCGCAGGATGGGGACGTCTTCGGTGTTCATGTCAGTACCATGCTTCCTGTTGTGCGGTGGGATCTCTTCTGGTGGTCATGGCCCCGTGGAGGGCTAGGGTGACGGCGTTGAGTGGGCTGATGTCGGTGTCGTCGTCGGGTCGGTTCCATCCGAAGAGGCCGTTTTTGCCGATGGGGCGTGTGGTGGCTTTGTTGACGGCTTGCCAGAGTGGTTGTTGGCCGTCTTCGGGAAGGTGGGTGAGGGTGCCGTCTCTGAGCATGTCCTGGAGGCGGCCGCAGGCGCGGCCCATGTCGGTGGCGGCGGTGACGGTGACGGTGACGCCGGCTTCGGCGAGGTCTGGCAGGAGTGCGGTGGCGGGGCTTTGCCCGTCGATGACGAGCGCTGCGGTTTGTTCCCAGACCTTGTCGATGAGGTTGACGGCCCACATGGTGCCGTCGAGGTTGGTGTCCCTGTATTCGGCGAGTTCGATGTGGGCGGTGCCGTCGTCGTAGCGCATGCATGCGCCGATGGTCAGGCGTGTGCGGGTGGGGTTCATGTCGATGCCGAAGCTCATGACGCCGCCTGGGCGGCGGGCGTCGATGGTGGCTTCCTCCCATTGGCGGCGGTCGATGGCGCAGCTGAGGGCGTGTTCGTCCCAGATGCCGAGGGCTTCGCGGCGGAAGTCGTCGCCGGTGAGGTTCTCCCACAGGTTGGCGATGGATTCGTCGCTGGTGTGGGCCGGGTAGCTGGGGTTGGCTTTCCTCCATTGGTCGCGGTCGAGTGGGTCGGCGTCGCGGTCGGCGGCGTATTCGACGTAGAGGGTGCTGTGGGTGCGGCCGGCGCGCGTTTTGTCGCGTAGGCGGGTGAACGCTTCGCCGTTGTCCCTTGGGCCGGGCGGGGTGCCCATGTAGATGGTCTGGGGGTTGTAGGCGCGGTTCTGGGTCGGCAGCATCGACGCCATCGCCGAGTCGGACAGGTGCTGGGCCTCGTCGATGACGAGCAGGGCGATCTTCTTGACGCCTCGCAATGCGCCGCGTTCGCGGGCGCGGAAGAAGATACGGCTGCCGTTGCGGAAGCGTATCTCCTCTTTGCCGGCGGCGAGGCTGATGCCGTGGTCGGGGTCCACGAGGCCGCTCATCTCCGGCCTGAGCACGATCGCGCACAGGCTTTCGAACGTGTCCTTGATGACGCTGAAGTGCTGCGCCGTCCACACGATGCGCATGCCGGGGGTTCGGGCGGCGCGGTGGATCGCGACCCAGCCGATGTCGTAGGTCTTGCCTGTCTGGCGCGGGATCGACAGGACGGCGTTGCGGGCGCTCCAGAAGCCGTCGGCGCTTTTCGCGAGGATGATCCGGTTGATCTGCCGCTGCCAGACGTCGAACCGGTCGCCCGCCGCCGCGGCGAGCCGGTTGAGGCTCGGCTCGCCGCTGGTGTACAAATCGTCGGGGATGATCTGGCAGCTCGCCCCGTCAATCCTCGTGTTCATCCAATCGTTCGTCCTCCGTGTCCAAGGCCTGCATGGCCGGATCGTGCCCGTTCGACGCCTTGTCGATCGCCTCGATCTCGGCGCTCATGTCCGCGAGCCGTTTCGTCAATGACGCGAGGTCGCGTGAGCTTATCGACCCTTCGTCGAGCTTTTCGGCGATCAGGTTGCGCATCGCCACCAGGAGGCGGCGGCGATCCCCGGAAGCGGCGGCGTTGCTGACCCTATGGGACTTCGACGCGCTCTTCGAGCGAGGGGTTTTCGACGTTCTGGACACCAAGACGGCCTCCGTTCAAGTGTGGAAAAAAGCCCGGGGGAAAAACGGCGCTTTGCCCGTGGTCGCCCCGGCGGGGCCGGGTGGGGTCTACTCCCCACCCCCGAACCAGTCCGAGCATCGGATCGGCCCGGCCGAGACCGGCGCGATGCGCTGCGGCGCTTTGCCCTGGGCGATGAGCTGGGCGACGCGCTCGCGCGCCCATGCCAGACTGTGCGTGCCTTTGATCGCGTTGCACCATCGGTGCGCGGGCCCGCTGTTGTCGTGCGTGAGCGTGCCGCCGCGCGCCAGGGCGATGGTCTCGTCCACGACGAAGCTGTATGGATGCGGCGCTTTGAGCTCGTAGTCGATGGGCCGATGGCAGATGTAGCAGTCGGCCCGCATGTGCCGCCACCGCTCGCGCTCGCGCCGGCGGCGATAGCCATTGCTGTACCGCGGATTACCCACGCACGCCTCCAATCGAACGCCTGTACGAATCGACAGACTGCGCTCGCCGGCGGGAAGAAGAGGAAAGAACCGCCGGCGAGGCGTCTGTCTGTGGTGGTTTCTCGGGTGCCGCATACGCCGGTTGCGCACGGTGCCGGCGGCGGCTGGCGGATGGTGCGGGATTCGAACCCGCGAAGCATGAGGTCGGTTGTCATGCCTGCCCGCCTAGCAAGCGGGTGCCTTCGACCGCTCGGCCAACCATCCAAGGGGATCGGATACGAAAAAAGCCCATCCCCGATGGGACAGGCTTTTCCGATACTCCGATTACACGCGACAGCGTAACACGAAACTGTCTCACGTTCAAACGTCGCCGCCGTCGCGCTCGGCGCGATCCTGCGCGCAGGCCAACAGCTCCATGATGTTCCACTCCCAGTAATGCCGGTCGATGCGCCGCGTGGACGGCATCTTGCCCCGGCTGCGCCAGTTCGCCAAGTCCTTGCCCGTCACGTTCACGCCAGCGTTCTCCCGCACCCATCTGGCGGCGTCGGCTTGGGTTCGCGTGATGTGCATGAGGCCGGCCGAACGCAGGTATTCGAGCCGCACGCGCTTCAAGTCGAGCCATGCGCCGCATTCGGGACACACCGCATACCGCGCGGAATGGGCGGCGTAGATCGGCGTGCGTATCGGCCCGCCATCATCCCCCTCCATATGCAGGCAGTCGGGACACACGCCGACAAGACGGCGCTCGCCGGCGTGCGTGGTGGCGGTTTCGACCTTTTCCGATAGGCGGATCAGGTCGGCGTATAGGTCGCCGGCCGTGTCGAGTCGTGCGAGGTCGGGCATGTGGCGCAGCAGCAGGCGGGTGATGTCGGCCCATTGCCTCAGGGTGCGGGGCCGCTCCATCCGGTCGTGGCCGATCGGTTTGACGCCGAGCATGCCGCCGGTGAGTTGCAGGTGCGTTTCCACTGCGGAGTGGAGCGCTTGGGCGGCTTCGTTGACCGGCGGGGCCGCATATGCCGCGTTGCCTTGGCGTGGCGAGCGCTCGCGGGTGGTGGCCTGCTTGTAGGCGATCTGTTGGAGGGCGGGCATGCCGGCCTTCAGGAGCCATGTGAGGCGTTTCGCCCAGTCCTTGACGCATTCCTTGCACAGGTTCGCGTCGCCGGCCGCTTTGCCGCAGGCCGCGCACGTTCGTTGTTCCATCATCCCCGCCCTTCGCTGGTGCTATACTCGCTTGTTGGACAATGCGAGCCTCTGCCGAAAGGTGGGGGCTTTTTATTTGCCTCGCCGCCGTTCCCGGCGTGGCGGATTGGCCGGGGGCGGCTTGATTTCAACGTTTTTTTTAACTTTCCTGTCTATTGTCGCTGATGCCGGCGGGTTTTGGCGGCGCGTACCGTGGTTCGAGGAATTCGGGGCGTTTCGGCTGTGGTGGTGCGGGGTGGGCTTGCAGGATAATGGCCTTGACCTCGTCGATGGGGATGCGCAGGGATTGCGCGGTCTCTTCGGTGCTGACGCCTTTGGTGTGCCAGTCCTCGATGATCTGTCTGATGCCAGTGGTGACTTTCATGCCCTTGCTCCTTCCTGTTGGTCGAGTTGTTCGCGTGCCGAGCAGTCGGCGCACATTTGGGCGACGCGGCGCATGCACTTGCGGATCGCGCCGCCGTAGGAGAGGGCGACGACAGTGAACCGGCCGAAGCATTCCGGGTGCGTCACGTCACGGCCGGGCGTGGCGGTGCCTCGCATGATGGTGACGGGGCCTAGCTGCCAGGCGGTGATTTTGGCGTCGATGTTGTTCATAAGATTTCCTTTCTTGGGTCGTCATTTGACCCCGTATCGGCGGCCGCCCCAGATGCCCTGCAACTGGTAGCCGTTGATCCGGTTGTGCTCGTCGGCGAACCGGCGGCACTCGCCGATGACCGGGCATGACCGGCATATGGCGAGCGCGGCCGCCTGTTCGTATGGTTTGCCGCTGAACCAGAGTTCGGGGTCGTGGTCGCGGCATGCGGCCTGATGTCGCCAGTCCATGGGTTATCGGCCGTACTTTCGGTAGGGGTTGGCGCGTTCCACGATGGCGAGTTCGTCGAAGTGGTTCATGGCGTCGAATACGGCCTGTTTGCCTTGTTCGTAGGCTTCGGCGAGTTCGTCGGACTGTTCGGCGTCCATGATCGAGCCGGCCTGCGGCCTTGTGAAGCCCGCCGTCCTGAGTCTGCGTTCGATCTCGTAGAGGCCGATTGGTTCGCTGTCGCAGGTGAAGACGATGCTCAGGCGTTTCATGACAAGTCCTTTTGCAGCGCGCGACGGCCGGCCTCGGTGATGGCATAGCGTCCGTATCCGACGTCTTGCGTGTATCCGCGTTCCTCCAGGGATTGGAAGGTGCGTTTGTGGTTGCCGTCGGCGGGCTGCATGTCGCCGTGGTTGACGAGCTGGAGCAGCACGCTCTTCTGCGCGTAAGTGAGTCGTGGTCTCATTTGACGCCTCCGCTCAGCGGGTCGATGAGCTCGCAGCTCATGGCGTCGATGCGCTCGCCGGTCTTGACGGTCATGCACAGGCGTTTGACGTCGCCGGTCTGCCGCACCTCCTGCGTGACGGTCTGCACATCCTGTTCGCCGAGCTGCGCCTGTTCGCCAAGCCCGTAACCGACCACGAACGCTGCAAACACACACACGAAGGCCGGCATGATCCTCACAGCCCATGGTCTACCGTTCCTCATTCCGTTTCCTCCGTCCCGTCAATGAGCGTCCATGCGCTCGCTGCCAGATTGACCCACCATTCGCGCTCGCTGTCGTCCATGGCATTGCCGCTCTCGTGGGCAATCGGGCAGTCGCCGACCTGCTCGTGCAGGCGCATGGCGAGCCGTTCCGCCTCGTCCGGCATGAACGGCCTACGGTTTATGGACCGCTCGAGCTGGATGGCGAGCGCGAGCGCATCGTCATGGCCTTGGGTATATCCGATCACGTAGGCCTCGGCCGGGCTGTCGTTGCCGAGGCCGGCGTCGGCGAGCGCGTTCAATGCCTGTTGGGTGATGTCGATGCTCATATGCGGGCCTTTCGGTGTTTGCGTTCGGCTTTCCATTTCGGGTGGAACTGCAGGAACGCTTTGAGCGTGCTTATCGGCTCCCAGAAGTCGCCGTCCGGTAGGTCGAGTTGCCACCATTGACCGCAGACCGGGCAACGCCATACCGGATCACTGCCAGAGGGCTTGCAATACTGACTACTCACTCCACGCCTCCAGTTCGCTGATGTCGGTCGGAATGCCGTATTGGTCGTAGTAGAGGCGTGTGCTCATTGTTGGTTCCTTTCGTGTTCGATGAGGCGGTCGAGGCAGGCGAGGGCCGAATAGGGGAAGCCTTGCCGGAGTTTCGCCCATGTGTGCGCTTCGGCGTCGGGGATGGCGGGATCGTTGGCGAGGGTGTCGAGGATGGCGTGTTGTTGGCGTGTCCATGCGATCTTCTCGTCGTGGTCGATGACGTGGCAGAGGTACCATCGGGCTTTTTCGAGGTCTTCGACGGGTCGGCCCTTGCTGTGGTAGCGCCAGAGGTATTTGATGGCGTTGCCGAGGCAGAAGCTGGTGTCTGCGGTCAGTTCGATGCACTCCATGCCCGGGTGCGAGCGTGTGTAGTGGTTTGGTGAGTTGACGGGGTCGTTGGCCCATGTGGTGTGCATGCTTACCAGTCCTTTTCGAGTTCCCGGCAGTCGGGGCAGATGGATGACGCGCTGTCGGTGAGCGGTGCGCCGCAGATCGCGCAGATGGTCGGATCGTTGGCCGGTTCGGGTCGGTGGGTGGCCTTTCGGAGACGTCGGATGAGTTCGATGACGGGGTTGGGGCGGTCCGGGGTTGCTGTGTGGGCGTTCATTGCTTGTCCCTGAGTTCGATGTGTCCCCAGTCGCATGACGCTCCGCCGGAGTCGGAGAAGCATCGGACAGCCGCGCTGCCGTCGGGCAGTTCGTACCAGCGGACGTATCCGGGGTCGGGGTTGTTCACGGTGCCCTGGCCGTCGCCTTTGGGTGTTTCTCCGCATGCCGTGAGCGCGAGGATGGCGAGGATCGCCGTGAGGGTTGCGGGTATTCGTTTGCCGGTGTTCATGATTGGATGCCTTGGTGTCCGGCTCGCATGATGTCGAGGTAGGCGGTGTAGTCGTTGATGTCCCTGTGGATGCAGTCTTGGACTCGGTGGGTGCCTGCGTGGTTCTGGTAGGGGTCGCGGCCGATGGCTTGGTCGGTGAGGCGCAGGGTGGTGAGGTCGAGTTTTCTGTGGTGGAGCCCTTCGGCGATGGGGTGGTTGAGGTGGCGGCTGAGGTGGACGTCGAGTTGGCGTAGGTCGAAGTCCACGTTGGTTCCTGCGGGGTGGAGTGTGTATTGGCTGAGTTGGTCGTTGAGGAATTCGTGGATGTTCCATGCGGTGTGCTGGTAGTCGTAGGTGTCCTTGGGTGCTTCGGCGCTGGCGAGCATGAGTCCGTTGGCGAGGTGCATTTCGTAGGCTTTCAGGAGTTCGGGGTGGTTGGCCCAGTTGCGTATGTTGTCGGGGTGGACGATCAGGTGGAGGCTGTCGTGGGGGTGTTTGCCGGTCATGTCGGTGACTTGCATGCCGACTTCCAGGAGTTCGCACTGATTGGGGTCGAGGCCGGTGGTTTCGGTGTCGATCCATAGGAGCATGTGGGGTTTGGCTGGCGGTTTTGGCGGGTTGAGGGGTTTGCCGCTGACGGTGATGTCGTGTTGGGTGTTCATTGGTCGCCTTTCTTGATGTCGATGTGGGTGGGGAGGTCTTCGGGTGGCGGGCAGGGATGGCGGGTGCCGTCCTTGTTGAGCTGCTGCCAGCCGCCTGTGCGGTAGTAGACGGGGATGGTGGCGGGGTCTTTGCCCGTGTGGACGAGGTAGCCGAGCCGGTAGGCGCGTGCGGGGTGGGCGTGTACCCATCCGTGGCATCCTGTGGTGCCGCTGCCGCAGAGTTGGAGCAGGTTTTCGGGTTGGTGGAGCCGGTCGAAGGGGTGGCTTCGCGGTTCCCTGTGGTGGATGCTGTCGCCGCTCCAGTGGCTGCCGGTTTCCCGGTCGCACATGGCGCATCGGTATCGGTCTCGCCTCTGTACGGTTCTGCGGGTCTCGGCTGTTGGCTTGCTGCTCATCGGCTGGCCTTTCGTTGGCATTCGTTGATGATTTCCTTGGCTTTTTGTTCCGGGTCGATGCCGGTTTTGACGCTGGCCCAGAAGTCGGCTCTCATCGCGTCGGTGAAGGTGCCTACGGGCACGTGGTCCCGGATGTGGCCGGTGATCCACCGGTCGTCGATGACGGTGCCGTCGGGCAGTGCGTGCCGGTATGGTTTCGGCTGGCTGGGCATGGTGTCCATGTATGCGCCTTGGCGCAGCCATCGGCTCATGTTGGGCGCGTATCTGGGGTCGTCCACGGTTTTGGCGTAGGCGATGACGGCTCCGATGAGCTGCGCTTCCGTCACGGCGGACGTGCCGTCGTGCCCGGCCACGGCTGCGGCCCACGCTTTCTCGGCTTCCCGTCGCGAGCCGGTGTGGCGTGGGTAGGCGTTCCACGCCGTGGCGAACGGGTCGGCCAACGCCCTGGCCTCGGCCTCGGCGACCGACGCGGTTTGCTTCGATCCCGGCCCGGAGGGGTCAGGGGAGGAAGAAGGCATGGTTTTGGTTTGGTTAGGTACGGTAGTGCTTCCTGTTTGCTTTGTTGAAGTTGAAGCAGTCTGCTTCGCGTCTGCTTCGTTTTGCTTCCTGTTTGCTTCGGCTTTCGCCCTGCGGGACTCGCCCGACGCCTTGCCTCCGGCGTGGCCGGCGACGACCTTCTTCTCGTGCAGTTCGGCGGCTTCTTCGGGCGTAAGCGGTTTCTTCTGGTTCTTGAAGCTGCCGAACACGGCGAGGCCGCGACGGGTCACGACCCTGTACACGCCTTCGCCGGCCTCCTCGAAGAGCCCGTTTTCAACGAGTTCGCGCACGAGTCTGACGGTGCCGCCCACGCTTCTGACGCGCTTGAGGTCGAAGGTGCCGTCGAACGAGTCCGGCCGCGTGTATATCTGGTGGTCGCACCACGTCACCATCGTCGCGTACAGTCCGCGCGCGGCCATGCTGCTGTCCTGCACCGCAGGATCGAAACCGAAGGTGCTGTCGAAGTTCACAGACATGGCGCGCCGCCTTCACGACATGCGATAATCGACTTATGAGCAACGACAAGAAGACCCAGCGCTGCATGTGTGTGACGATTGATTTCGAGCAGCTTACGTTCGGTGAGCTGCGCAAGTTCGTCGAACTGACGGCAGATCGTGAGGACGATGAATTTGTGTGCGTCAACGACAATGACGGAGTGCCGGACGGCTTTATGGCGTATGTGGACGCAGAAACCATAGACGTCGTGCCAACCGATGAGACGTCGGAGCGCTGATATCGACCACATCTTTTCCTGAGCCACCCCGTTGCGGGTGGCTTTTTTGTTTGCCTGCTGCATATAAGCCTCTCTCAATGTGTGGTTACTTGATCTCGCCGGTGGTCGGATCGACGGCCTCTCCTCTGTCGGTCTCGTCAGCATCGTCGTCGGGATCGGGATAGTCGGGCGCGCTTTCCTCGAACGTGGCGAGGCTGTCGTGGAGGTTGTCGTACAGGACCGCGCGGCGTGCGTCCTTCGGATAGGTGAGCAGCCGGTTGATGACCTCGGCGCAGTCGATGATGTGCTGCGCGAGCGCGTCCGTGTCGTACACGGCCTCGGTGTACGGGTCGATCTGGTGGAACTTGTCGAGGTAGGCGTCTTTGGTTTCGAGCTGCATCTTGTGGTTGACCGCGCGGCGGAAGTCCACGGCCGCCTGCTTGATCTTCGCGCACGAGCTGTTGAAGTCCAGCAGGCTCAGCGGGCTCATTTCGTCGGGTATGAGCGCGTCCTGGACAAGGTTCGAGTCTTTTTTCTTTGCCATGAGGGTGTCCTTTCTAGAATTCCGGGTCGCCGGTGTCGGCGGCGAACATGTCCGGCGTGTGGCCGCTGCCGCCGTTGGCCCACGGGTCGGACGCCGGCGGCGGTGTCGTCTGCTGCGGGGGCTGCGGGGGCTGGCCGTTCGGGTTGCCGTAGGTGCCGCCGCCCTGATAGCCGTTGCGGCCGCCCTGTTTCGTGACCTGCGCGGTCGCGTACCGCAGGCTGGGGCCGATCTCGTCCACGGTCATTTCGACCACGGTGCGGTTGGTGCCGTCCTGCGCCTGATACGAGCGTTGCGAGAGGCGGCCCTGGGCGATCACGCGCATGCCCTTCGAGCATGATTGGCTGATGTGCCGGGCGAGGTCGTTCCACGCCGAGCAGCGCAGGAACAACGCCGCGCCGTCCTCGTACTGCTGCGTCTGCCGGTTGTAGGTGCGGGGCGTGCTGGCGATCGTGAACGACGCGACCGGATTGCCGTTGGACAGGGTGCGCAGCTCGGGGTCGGCGGTGAGGTTGCCGACGATCGTGAGAATGGTTTCGCCGGCCACTAGTCCTCGTCCTCCATGTCCTCGATCCAGTCGCCGACGAACGTGGCGAGGACGTGCGCGTCCTCGGCCGCGCCGCTCGCGATGCCCCATGCCACGTCTTCGCGGCGGTCGTGGCAGTGCAGGGCGAGGTCGGAGAGCGCCATATAGGCCATGTCGGCCACGTCGCGCATGTGCTCCAGCTCGGCCAGGGTCTCGTCGTCTTCCTCGTCTTCCTCGTCTTCCTCGTCTTCCTCGGCGATGACGCGGCCTATCGGCTGAGCGTTCTTGAACGCCTCTTCGAGGAACTTGGGCAGCCCGCCAGTATCGGGGGCGACATACACGCTCGCCTTGACCGGCTCGCACAGGCGCACGCCGGCGTCCTTGAGCGCGCATTCGAGCGCAACCCTCACGACGGCGGTGTCGGCGCGGCCATCGTCGTAGTTGGGCAGACGGACGGCGAGTCTCTTCGCCAAGCGTTCCTCAAGCGAGATATCGGTCTTTTCTTCGGTCATTTCTTGGTTCCTTTCATCTGGTAGTCGGCCTTGATCTTCCACATGCAGCGCACGGACACCTGCCGGCGGTCGCGGTCAACGACCACGTCGCCGAAGCGGGGGAAGATCAGCGTGCGATCCCACTGCGGGTCGGCGTTGAGTTGGCGGATCGCGTCGATGAGCGAGTCCAGGAGCTCGCCGGCTCCCATGTGCCGCGCCTCGTCGCTCAGGGGCCACTCGAACAGGCTGCACCCCTCTTCCCTGTGGTCGTATTCGTCCGGTGGCGGCTGTGATGCCATGCGTGTTCCTTTCCTTGTGCGCGGAGTATGCGGGTTGCGGTCGCGCTGGACTCGGTGGTGCGGCCTCAGGAGTCGAAGCCTGCCGTGTCCATCGCTCCCCGCTCGCACGGGCATTCCGCGTGTCCTGTCAGTGGCGTGCGAGGGGGCGACGTTGACGCGATCGCAGTGGACGGCGGCCGAATCGAACGGCCTCCCGGTCTTTGCCCGCGCCCGCCTGACGCGAATCTCGACCGGGGGCGAACCTGCCCGCCCTTGGCGCGCCGCCGGTGGAGAGAACCGGCGACGCGATCATTGAGAGAGGTGGTGTTAACGACTTGTTCCTTGTCGCCGCCCGCCGCATCGGAAGGAAGGTCGCAATGGCGGCGGGCAAGCCTTAAATGGTCAGCACGAGCGCGCAGAGAATGACGAGCCTGAGAAACTGGTACACAACCGCTCCCGGCTTGGCCTTCGTTTCGCGCAGCGCGCCGATGAGTATGAAGTGTTCGAGCAGCGCGTATCCGAGGATCACCCACTGCTGCCAGACGAGTGCATCGAAGTTCATTCGCCGGCCTCCTCGAACAGTGCGACGAACACCACGGGGCATTCCACGAACGCCCAGAACGCGGCGAGGCCATTGCCGATCGGATGCATGCAGGCATCGTGAGTGAACAGCCATCCCACGCAGACGACGAACGATATGACGGTCAACAGGCCGATGGTGTACGGATAACGCTTGAACATGACCGCCACCCCTACTTGGTCTGGACGAGCGTGTCCGCGCCGTCGGGGACGACGACGAGCTGGTCCGCGTTGGACAATGCGTCGATGTAGTGCTGTTTGAGCACGTTGTCGGTCAGGCTCTCGTTGAGCACGGCGTTGGCGTCGGCCTCGCCCTGCGCCTTGATCTTCTTCGTCTCGGCCTCGGTCTTGGCGACCTGCTGCTCGTTGAGCGCCTTCTGCTTGTCGATCTCGGCGGCCTGCGCCTCCGTGTACTTCTTGGTGACGGCCTCGCCGTAGCGCACGTCCTGCACGCTGACCTGTTCGACGGTCAGGCCGATCTTCTTCCACTTCGCCGCCAGCGCATCCTGCACGGCCTTCGTGTACTCGCCTCGGTTGGTGAGCATCGTCAGGGTGTCGAACCGGCCGGACTGTTCGCGGGCCACTGAACGCAGGTCGTTGCTGATGTAGTTCTGCGTGAACGTCTGCTGTTTGCCGTACTCCGAGTACAGGTATTCGGCCGCGCTCGGATCAAGGCTGTAGTTGACTTGGATGTCGATGTCTGCAGAAGCGCCGCTCTTGTCGTTGACGGTGACCTGCTTGCCGACCGCGCTGCCGCCGTCGTACTTGTAATCGGTGTCCTTGTAGAAGTTGATGAGGTTGTTACGGGTGTCGTATTTGATGACGCTCTGCCACGGCGTCTTCCAATGGAAGCCCGCGTCTTCGGAATGGCCGGCCAGACTGCCGCCCATGTTGCGGATGACCGCGACCTCGCCCACGTCCACGGAATACAGGCATGCGGGAATGAGCAGCAGCAATCCGACGAGGCCCGGAATGAGGCCGATGCCGGCCCCCTTGACGTTGTTGGACAGCGCGACGCCGGTGACGGCGGCGCTGAAGAGCAGCAGGATGATGGAGATGACGAACCAGATCATGAGGGTTCCTTTCGGAAGATAAGGTCCTTTCCCCGTGCCGCGTAGGCTTGAAGCTGCAACACAAACAATCCGCTGCATGCGGGGAAAGGAAGTATTCAAATGGGTGGAGCTGCAAGCTGGGCGAGCTCAGCGGAAACGAAGTTCAAGCAGGCTCAGGCAAGCGCTAGAAATGCCTATGAGTCACGGATGACCGAGGGTCTAGCGGACATCGCCCAAGCGTTGTTCCAAATCGACTTACGGCTTGATCGGCTCGAAAAGAAACTGGACGGTCGGGGTTGAGCCTTGCCAGTTTGCGCTCGCTGATGACGTCGTGGCGTATGTAAAGGCTTTCCATGTTGAGCTGTGCGCCACGACGCTCATAGGCGTTACTCATTTCGCCTCCAGCAGTCGGAGAACGTCGCCCAGCTCGCATTGCACGATTTTGGTGACGTAGACGCATGCCTTGTTGCCCAATGCCTCAACGATGATGGGCTGCTCAGGAGTGACCTCGGCGATATAGCCGGCGTCATGCTCGTTCAGGAACGATTGAACGGCTTTGACGTCGCCATCGAAGCTCTCGATGCGTAGAATCTCATACCGCCCCTGATGATGCGAGCGGTCTGGAATGACGCCATTCTGGACAGTATCGGCTTTGAGTGTTCCAATGCGCACCCAATGGCCGGTACCGTCCGCGCCATCGCCCTGTGTCTCGGACGCAACACTGACCACAGGTTTCGGGCACTCGGGACGACTGACTATGCACGCTCGCAGTACGTTGCCGAGCGCGAACAACAGGGACAGCACACCGTACAAGCCCATACGCCAATCCCTCTGGACGATCCCGGTCGGGATCATGGCGATACCGCTCAGAAACAGCACGAACGCGCAGACCTTGAGCATGCGCCGCATCATCCTGTCGCTCATGCCGTCGCCCCCCTTGCCTGCGGTCGCCGTGGTTGCTGTAGTGTGTGTCATGACTGCTTCTTTCAATGAGGGGGAATGCATGGGTGCGAGCGTGGATGTCGCCACTTGGGTTTCGGTGGGATGCGCCGCCGTGTCGGCGGTGTTCGCCGGGGTGACGGTGTGGTGGCCCTGGCATACGAGGCCGGCTCCCGACCTGCGCCATGAGAAGGACGAGTTTTCGGTGACGCGCGAGTCGATGGCGCATCTGTTGGTGACGTGCGGGTTGCAGCGGCCGCGTCTGCTGGTGCGCTGGCGCAACGACGGGGACGGAACCGCATACGCCGTCACCGTCAAAGCGGCGGACGGTTCATGCGCGGTTCGCATGGCCGTGCCGGACACGTCGAAGCCGAGCGGGTTCGATTTCGTGGACAGCGTGGGGAAGATGGAGCCGGGCGAGAGTTTCGAGGCGATCATTCTGCCGACCTCCACGGAAGATGTCGACAAGCCCGTTGTCCTGCTGGACTGGAAAGAGTCACCAACCCGCCTGAGGATGGGTCACGGATCAGAACGAGTCGCGCTTCCGTATCGACTGCCAGGAAAGCGTCCGCTCCTGCGCCAAGAAAGAATACTGGCTCTTCACATGATCCAGACGACCGCTGCGGAGTATGGCTACCCCTACGAGCAATTCGCCTCGCAAATGCTTGGAATCGACCTTGAAGACCTCGACCCTTGGTCGGCTCCTGACTCGAAGAGCAAGACAGAGTCGCCGGACTCCGGGGAATGATCTCGACGCGGCCATCACGGTCGAAGAAGAACACGCTCATGCCGTCACCTCTTCCGGCTGGGTGTTGTCTGTGGGCCACGGGTCAAGGGTGCGACCCATGAGGTAGTCAACACTGGTGTTGAAGAAGTCGGCGAGCGCCTTGTAATCCTTTGCAGAGAAGGATCGGAGGCCGTTCATTTTGTTGGAGAAAACTTGTTCGCTCATACCGATGGCGAGCGCCACGTCTTTCTGAAGGCAATGACGCATCTCGATCAGTCCTGAGATGCGGGACGCTGGGTTATCACCTTCAAGCGTCACTAATCGTTTTTGATTGGCGTTCATGGTTGCTAACCATATCACGCACTAATCGATTTCGAGCACTCTCGGCGTGTCTTGATTTTGATTCGACATGCTGAGATTCTTGCGCTACTAATCACTTTTGCGTATCATTAAGGGCATGACGGTAACTATGACAGCCCCAAAGGTTGCAGCTAGCCCGCAGGACATAGCGATTTTGAACCTGAATATGCTGATGCAGCTTGAAGGGCGCTACAGAAAAGACCTCGCCGAATACATCGGCAGACGCCCACAGAATCTCTCCCGCATGATGTCAGGAGAGAGCAACTGGGCACTGAATGACATGTGGAATGCGGCTGAGTTCGTGGGCGTCTCCCTTGACGTCCTGACTGATCCGACTCTCACGCCGGCCAAGGCGCTCAGCATCATCGGCGAGCGCCGTAACGATAACGATGGGAATGGAGGTTTGCCTGTCGTCAATGTTGACGACTTACGCCTAGGTGGCGGGGCGTGGAAGACCCCGGCTATGGTTCTGGCCGCCTGACCGGGCGGCTCGGGATCATAACCCAGAGGTCCATGGTTCAAATCCATGCCCCGCTACCAATTGAAACCGG